CCTGCCATGGCGCAAATCGCAAACGAAATCGACACGCGAGCAGCTCTTTTCACCTACCAAAACCTCAACAACATTGTCGGCGTGCTTGGAACTGATCCAAGCGGCATGACCGTGTTTCAGCAAGCGCGTGAGAAGCTGATCGAGAAGGCTTGCCCACCTGAAGAACGGGGAATGATTATCCCGCCTTCGGTGAGCACGTCTCTTGTGCCAGCACTTGCCAGCTTCTTTAATCCCACCTCTGAGATTTCCGAGCAGTACAAAGAGGGCAGCATGGGGAAGCTGTCAGGGTTCGACTGGTACGAATCGGTCAACCTCTTCAAGCACACAGCAGGAAGTGTCGCTTCCACTTTCACCGTAGCAACCGGAAGCGCTTTGTCGGGAACTTCCATGACCGTAAACCTGACGGCGGCGGACGTTTTGAACGTCGGCGATGTGTTTTCGATTGCCAACGTCAATTTCGTCAACCCGATGTCAAGGCGCGTTCAAGGGCCAGCTTCCGTACTCGGCACTCAGACGTTTGTCATCACTCAGCCGCTAACCGCGGCGGGAGGTGGCGTCGACGTAATCAACTTCCAGCCGGCCATCGTAGGACCTGGAGGCGTTCTGGCCTCGAGTGCCTACAGCCAGTATCAGAACGTCGATGCGCTGCCTGTGGTTGGGGCAACCATCACTTTCTGGCCGGGATCGACAAGCCCGAACGGCAAGGTCAGCGGGCAAGGATTGGCTCTGCACCGTGACGCAATCGCCATGGTGGGAGTCAAGCTATCGATGCCGAAGGCCGTTGAAATGGCGAGCCAGACACGAGATAAGGAAACGGGCATCAGCGTGCGATTTGTGCGCATGTTCGATCCTATCCAGTCTCGGATGGTCAACCGTTTCGACGTGCTGATGGGTTTCGGAAGTCTCTATCCGGATTCGTGTGGCGTAAGAGTTTTGTGCGCGTGAAGATATCTTCGCTGGTTCTTGTTTTGCTGCGACCACGTATCCCAACAGCAGTTGGAAGGTTCATAGTTTCCATTAACATCGATCCTTTCCAAGGTTAGACGCTCGGGCCGTGGTCCCATATCGGCAAGGAAGTTTTCAAAGCTATGAAGCCAACGTTCGCAGACCGTGATTCCTCGTCCTCCGTAATGTTTCCAAGAGGGATTCTTCCGATATGTGCAACGTTGAATCATGTGATGCCAAGCTGCATATTCGCAAGTCTCGATAGGCCACGAACATCCATGCGTCCTACGACGATTTCCGAGAAGTTCTTTTTGCAGACATCCACACGATTTGCTCTTCCCATTCTTGAGGCGAGGAGCATAGACGAGCTTTCTCTTGCCGCAATCACAATGACAAAGCCACTGCTTGCCCCCATTGTATTTGATGGCAGTCCAACGCCCAAAGCGTTGTCCTTTCAAATCATAGGCAGGCCTTCCATTGGTTTTAATCATTGGGATACTTTACCAAGAATCAGCGCAATATCAAGGAAAAATTGACCATGAAAAAAACACTAGCAGTCGGAGTACTCACCATCCTTTGCGTCTTTGCTGGCGTTATTGGTCTCAATCCGCCATCGGTGCAAGCCCAGCAGAACACGCTTACCCAAACCTCGCTTTCGGCGCTCATCACCGCAAGCCAAAACCAGATCACGGTTGCTTCTGGTACCGGCATCACGACCACGAACAACACCACAGCCACGATTCTGTACGTGGACAAGGAAGAAATGGTTGTCCTGGGAGTGAGCGGCACGCAGATCCACGTATCTCGCGGGCAGGGCGGCACGCCTGCGGCGGGGCACGCGGCTAACGCAATGGTACTGGCAGGCAATCCCACGTATTTCTTCAACCACGACCCGCAAGGGGCCTGCGTCACAGCTAGCACGCTTGCAACGCCTTATGTGAGCGTCATCACGGGCACGCAATGGCTTTGCTCGACACTGACCAAGACGTGGGTACCTGGATTCGGGAATCCTGGCAACTCTCAGGTACCGATTTCGGTTACCACCGCGGTTGCTTCAGCGGCGGGGACAGTCACTCCAAGCGGGCCGCTATTTCACATTACCGGAGCACTGGCTATCACTGGGTTTGTCATCCCGGTGGGATTCAATGCCAGTACTTCCGGTGGTGGATCGTTCACGGTGATTCCAGACGGGACGTTTACCTGGACATCGGCGGGCAACATCGCGCTTGCAGGTACGGCTGTGGTCAACAAAACCATCACGTTTACCTGGGATGCCAAAAACAGCAAGTGGATACCGAGCGTTATCGCTTAACCGCTTCCGGGGCTGTGCGCAAACAGCCCCACTTTTTCTAAGGAGATTTCATGCCTGGATCACAACAAGCTTATAACCCTGGAACGGGCGCATTCACGCAAGCTGCGCAAAACCAGGATTTGACAGGACCATTTTCGCTTCATTCCGCTGCCGCTGATACGAGTGTGAACCTTGCGGTTCCGGGGCGCCGGTTGATCACCTATGCGGGCGCACTAGCCATAGTGCTTCCTGTTCCGGTTGCAGGGCAGGATGACGGGAAATACTTCCTGTTTATTTCAACAGGCGCTTATGCCCACACCTTTACGGCCACTGGGATATTGAACACAGGGGCGGCGGCGGTGAATACAGCGACGTTTGCGGCCCATGCCGGGTGCAGCCTGCTGCTGATGTGCTTCAACGCTCAGTGGTACGTCGTTTACTCGAACGGCGCAAGCTTTTCCTAGAGGGGGTGATCTTTATGTGGTGGTGGTACGGCTACTAATTTCCAACACGGGGGCGTCCAGGACCGACGCCCCTTCACTTCATGACCACACTTCTCAACGTAATCCAAAACGCTCTCTTTGAAATAAACGCGTATTCTCCCGGAGAGACAATCTCCGCAGAGGACGCGAACCTGTGCCTATCGAAAGCAAATCGCCTCTTTGATTCCTGGAACGCGAGCAAGATCTTTGTCTACGCGGTGAACTTCGCGCAGTACAACATGATCGCGGGCCACAACCCGCTGACAATCGGCCAAGGCGTCAACATCACATCTGTCAGCGCGGCAGGACTTGTCGCAACCTACACCGCGGTAAATAACTATCAAGTCGGACAGTTCATTTCCACTACGGGGAATGGTGTCATTGGCGGCGTCAACTTCGATCAAACAAACGTCATCGTAACCGCTGCAAATGGCACGTCTTTCACGCTTGCTTGTGGCGCGGGCACGGTTTCCACTACGACCGTTACCGGAACAGCGATTGTAGCCAACTCTCCCTCGACCGCGTTTCCCGACATTGCCATATCGAGCACGCGGCCTATCAAGATCGTCAATGCAAACATCATCCTCAACCAAGGAACCGGCGCGACAACGGTGCGAACGCCGGTTGCCATTGAGGATGCGGACTGGTGGGCCAATCAACGAGTGCCGCTGATCCAGACGGACCTTCCTAAACATTTGTATTATCAGCCAAGCTACCCGAACGGACAGATGTTCCTATGGCCCATCCCGAATGTCACCTATCCCTTGGAAATTGAGACTTGGACAAATCTGTCAGGACTTGGCCTTACTGACACATTTACTCTGCCTCCAGGCTATGAGGATGCTGTCACCTATACGCTTGCGGAAACGCTGTGCCCGTCATTTTCAAAGACGATTGATCAGACATTAGTGGCGCTAGCTAGGAATGCGCGGGCCTTAATTCAGGGGAACAACTCGGCAGCGCTAAGGATTACTACAGCAGATCTTGGACTGCCGAAGGGCGAACGGACAAGGCCATATTTTAACTATCTAGTTCCTGCTGACTTGACGGGCGGTAGGTGATGATGCCTCGTCTAAATTCCCTCGTATCCAGGGATGTCTTTCCAGTTTGGAATCACCTAACTACTATATCACTTACGGAGGTGCGGATCTATGCCGAGATTCGGCTTTCGTAGGGCCTAGTTATGCGAACGCGTCAGTCTCCGCTGACGATCAAGCCTGCATTAATTTCTACCCCGAAATAGATGAGAGCGGTGCAGGCAATTCCCCGATTATCCTACTCCCTACTCCCGGCCTGAAATCCTTCGTCAAGCTTGCAGTGGGCCTCAGTATCGCCAAAACACACGTTGGCAGCTTTGTTCAAGGCGAGCGCGGAGCAACCTACAGCATCATAGTGTCAAACGCTGGCCCTGCCCCATCCTTTGGGCTTGTAACAGTCAATGAAGCTGTTCCTGCTGGCATGACGCTTGTTTCTATGGCTGGAAGCGGATGGACGGTTATAGGCAACGTTGCCTCGCGCAGCGATTCCCTCGCGGCCAGTACCAGCTATCCAACTTTGACCGTGACCGTGAATGTTAGTTGCGCAGCGAGTTCGCCACTGGTCAACACCTCGACTCTTCAGGGAGGTGGATTAGTCGGTACTGTGACAGCGACCGATTCAACCGCAGTATTGACATGGACAGGAGGCACGGTAGCGACCAGCATCAATGCGTTTGGGAGTCTTGGGTCTCACACCTCATTTACCGTGACAGTCACCGCAGGTCCGCAAGGTATCAAGATCGGTGATTTTGGATTGCTTCTGGTTCAAGCGCACAACAACACCGCGCCAACCGTCGCTGCGATGTCTGACAGCCTTGGAAACTCATGGACTACGCCGGGGCAGGGAGGCGGTACAACCATCTCCAAGCTGAACACGACTGGGCTGCACGACTATATAAACCTGTGTTCAGCACCCATGCAAACCGCTGTAATGCCAGGTGGAACATTCACGATTACGTTTGCTATCAACATCGTTGGCGGATCTGGAAACTCGACGGTCAACGATTGCGTGTTTGTGAATTGTACCGGCGTCACGCTCAGCGCAGGATTCCCCGACGTGAGAACAGGTGGAGGAACTTCGGCAGTTAATCTGACGACGCTCGCAGTCGATACGCCTTCCAATCATAATGACTTCTATCTGGCATTCGCCTATCCTGGTCCCGGTTCTTCTATTACGGTCATTCCAACAGGTTTCACTTCGATTCCCGCATTCACTTCGACCTTCCAAGGCGCTTACTACATCAACTCGACCAGCAGCACGGTGAATGGGCAGTGGACTCAGAGCCCCGCTGCTGGTTTCGGTGTGTTCTTGCTTGGATTTACTGCGGCGGTGTGTAGCTAGATGGCGATTCGCGGGCAGTTCACGATTGCGGGACGGCCCTTCGCGGTAGCTGATTCAGCCTTCGTTGAGTATTTCTCGAACGGTTCAAGCATTACCCGGGGAACGGTTGTAAATGACTCGCTACCGATCAGTATGGCGGCAAGCCCGCAACAGTTGCTCCTTGCAAGTGGTGGGACAGCTTACATCTTTGACCTCACGCTCAACACGCTCACACCAATCGCGGGAGCCACATTCTCGGGGCCAGTTGCTCAAGTGGGAATCTGCGACGATTTCTTCTTGGTGCTTATCGCCAACTCCAAAGAGTTCGTTGTTTCCGCACCACTGAACGCAGCAGACTGGACGACCAACGGCGCAGCTATCGTCTCAGTATTCCCCGACAACATTGTCTCCATGCTGGTTGACCACAGGGAGATATGGTTCTTTAGCGACACTCAGTCGGTCGTGTACTACGATTCAGGGAACCTCTTCCCATTCGATGTGATCCCCGGAGCATTCATCGAGGGCGGCTGCGGTGCGCAATGGAGTCCTGTGCAGCTTGGGAATACAGTGCTGTGGCTCGTTCAGGATGCTCGCGGAAGTGGCTGGGTAGCGCAAGCAAACGGCTACACGCCGCAACGAGTAAGCAACCACGCGATTGAAACCGCGATGCAAAGCTACGCAAAGATCAGCGATGCTGTGGCGTTTGGATACCAGGACCAAGGACACCAGTTCTATGTCATTTACTTCCCGACGCCAAGCAAGACGTGGGTGTTTGACCTTCTCACGAACATGTGGCACGAACGTGGTTTCTGGCTTACGAGCATCGGCCAGTTCCAGGCAGCGCACTACCAAAACCACACCTTCGCATTCGGGATGCACCTTGTAGGTGATTGGAGCAGCGACACAATCTACCAGATGCACATCCCGGTACTCACCGGCGCAACGTGGACGTTTGCCGATGACGATGGCGCAATCATCCGAAGGGTGAGGCGCGCTCCGCACATTTCCCAAGAGCAGAAGTGGGAATATTTCGCAGAGTTGCAAGTGTACGTCGAGACGGGCCTCGGGCCAGTTCCCGCATTGCTTGACGGGGCAGGGAATCCACGCGGGCCCCAGATGACGCTGCGATGGTCAAGCGACGGGGGCCACACATGGTCAAACGATCAC